ATTCCTGAAGCTGGCTTTTTGCAAAGATAAATGCTTCGTACAGGTCCGCACCAACACCGCCGAATGATAAGGGATCATCAGACTCCTGCTGGCTGACCTGTGCTTTCAGGCACTGATAGTTCTCGATTGCTTCTTTTAAAACTTCGTTTTTCATACTCAGTACCTCGTAACGTTATCAGCGTCCCACTCAATATCGAGTTCGCTTTGTTGTTTACCGACCAGGTAGTTAAACGGCCCCTTATCGCCTTCAAGAAACTGGTGTGACCGGGCGTCAAAGGTGGCGCCAATGTCACCAATCCACCCCTCTCCCTCTCGCTGTTTCAGCAGGCGTATCATTGAGGCTGGCATCAGGATAGCGGTTTGTTCGTCCTTATCCAGACTCTCATATCCCATGCGCTCAGCCTTGCGCTGCGCCAGCTCACGCGGGATATTCCGCCATACGGCCATAACGTTGTCGGGCATGTCGGTTAATGCGCCAGTGCCTTTGACGTCCATTTTCCCCGTAGGCGCCGCTTCGTTGGTTTTGCGGGCGTGGGTGACAAGCAGGACATGGCAGTTATGCTCGTTTTTGAAGTCGCACAGGGTGTCGATGAATTCTTTCTGGCCGCCGTAGTCCTCCTCGTCGAGACCACATTTCGCCAGGTTATCGATCACGAACAGGTCAATTCCATAACGCCGGCGGGCATAGGCGAAGATTTCCAGCAGGCGCCCGGCCTTCGCGGTTCCGGTAAGCTTGAATACCCACAGGCGATCAGAAAACCATTCGTTTGTCATGATGATTTCTTCGCGCTTTGGCGAGGCGGTGCAAATGGTCTGGCGTGTCAGACGGGCCAGCATTTTTCCGGGCTTCAGCTCCAGAGAAGCGATGCACGTGCGGACTTCCTGGCTCATGGCGGCGATAGCGATATGGCCCACCAGCTCGGTTTTGCCATGACCATTCACCCCATTAACCAGCGTCAGCTCCCCGGCGCGGAACTTGAAATTGCTGTTCAGTGATTCCCAGGGGCTGGTGAACAGGCCGACATCGCGATGCTCGAACGCATCAATTGTTTCCTGGAGGAGATCACCTGCTGAGCACAGTTCATCGGGGTCGAAGAATTTCGCCGTCCCCAGGCATTGCCAGATATCATCTTCGCTCACCCCGGCTATCAGGCACTCGTTGATATCTTTATACGGCAGCTCCACCAGACGACAGCGATGCTCGCCCAGACGCCGGGCGATTTCTTTCGCGGCTTCGCGTCCAACTTCGTCATTGTCCAGACTGAGCCAGATTTCGTCGAAGCGGTCCAGGTTGTGATACTCGTACTCAACCCACTGCTGCTTGGCGCCCTTCCCGCCACCGAATGGCACCGACAGCGCACTGATGCCCAGTTGCGAGTAGGTCATACAGTCGATTTCCCCTTCGCACAACACGACAGCGCGGGCTTTGGCGTCCATAGCCTGCCAGCCGAATAAACTAGGTTCACAGTCGGCCTCAGCCATGATGAGCTTTTTACCGCCCGGACGTTCGGTACTGATCCGCTTCACCTGCAGTAGTTCGCCGTTGCGGATGTATGGATACGCCACCGCCGCCACTTCTCGGTTTTCATCGTGGTACCAGACCACAGCATCAGAAACGCGAAACTGGTCAGCAGTCTCGCGAGTGATTCCGCGCGAGGCCAGATAGTCGTAGCAATGGTTCGCTTTTTTTACGCCCTTTTTCGTCGGCCGGGAGAATGTTTTTTTCTTTGCCTCGAAGTGATGATCGTCATCTTTCAGGCCCAGGAACTCTTTGGCTTCCCGCATGGCGTCATGCAGCTGGCAGTTGCGCACCAGCACCCATAAATCGAGCAGATCGCCGCTGTCACCGCTGGCAAAATCTGACCACGCCTTTTTCCCGCCCAGATTAATTTTCAGGCTCTTGCCTGCCTCACCGTCAACGCTGCCGGCGCACCACTCCCGCCCTTCCTGGTGGCCTTTTGGTAACAGGAACTTTGCGACACGCTCAGCCTGATCCCATAATTTTTCTGATAATTGCGCTGGTGTCACGTTACACACTCCGTAAATCAAACTTGTTAAAGCACCACGTCACGAATCCTTCGCGCAGAAAGCCACGGTTATAACCAGCAACCAACATGCGTTTCAGGATGATTTTCATGGGCGGCGGTCTCCGCGCTTCAGGCGTTCGATAGCAGCCTGGTTAATAAACACCTCAGCCGATCCGTCATCAGACGGCGTACACCAGGAATTACCCTGCTGAACAGGCGCTACCACCCCACCCTGTGCCACATGGGTATGCGGGGGCTGGTTTGGTACGCGGTCCGGGAAAAGTCCCTGCCATCCGCCAGCAATCGAACGACGGATCACCTCATCGGCGTTCTGGTGGCCTGCAAGCTGCTTAGCCTGGTATGTGCAGGTTGTTTCTGTGAGCGGCTTCCGGGTTTCACGTCGGAACTTAACCCAGTCCTGCCAGACTTCATCGCTGACGTTTTCAGGTTTTAGCCCTGCAGGATCGAACAACACTTTTTTCTGTCGCTTGGGCGAAGGTGCGCCAGCATCTGCGCCTATGTTTTTAATCTCTGTAGTAGTCTCTGTAGTAATCTCTGTATACGTCTCCCTTTTCAACGTAGGGTCGTCTACGTCAGAACGTGGGAGGGGTTCCGTTGGTACGGAGGGGGTGTTACGTTGAAACGGAACAGGGGTTACATTTTTGATATCTGACTTGCGAATCATGCTATTGATATCAAGTACAGCTTCAGGCACCGGTTCAACGAAGAGCACATTGCTTAACGTCATCCCCTCAGATGTCTGGACTGTACGCAACTCCAGAGTGATTAGTCCCGCATCTCTCAGGCGCTTCAGAGCATCTGTTGCCTCACGCTTAGAGAAACCGAACTGGTCAGCAAATGCCTGATAACTGCGCTGTAACTTGTCACCATGGAACCGTTTACGGTAACCAACCAGAGCGCCCGTAACCTCGTCACGAACCTCAGACGGGCGATACCAGTAAACAATTTCAGCCAGGAGTGTTATTGCAGTCTGGTCAGGACGCCCACTAGGAAGCGTGATATGGCGCCACCAACTGGCAGGTGTCACGTTGCCAGTCAGATTGATTTGACCAATGGCCACAACGGTATCTGTAGGTGTTGTTGTGCTCACTGGTTACCTCCAGGAGGGGTGATCGTGTAACCTCGTGCGGGTTCAAGGCGAACTTTGAGTTCAGTATCGAGAGCACCGATTTTTCTTACTATCAGGTAGCCAGCTCGCTCAAGAGCCTTAATCTCTTTGAACATCGCCTGTTTCGAGCAGCAGCAGAACTGCCGCAGGTTTTCGTGATCAAATACGCGCTCACCTTCACCATCACTACTTCCGTTAGAAAGAATGCGCATCATAATCAAACGCTGTAATGGGTTATCAAACGAGTGCTTGAAAACAAAATCAGACGGATAAAGATATTTTGCGCTGTTCATTCATCGCACCTCGTAAAATACTGTTGAAACTTCCAGACTGGCTGCATACATTCATGCGGATAACCCGGTCTGGTGAAATAAACCTGCTGCTTTTCGCGATCCCACCCGGTGACGTGCACGACAACACCCCGCGGATCGTGATACAGCCTGTCCAGCGCCTTAATGCCGCCCGTTTCTGGAAACATTCAGCTCACCAGCGCTTGATTTGTAATCAAATTGTCTGCTAAGGTTTTTCATGAAATTTCCCCCTAGGTCATTTCAAAACAAATGCTGTGTTGAACGTCAGAACAGGCCGGGAGAAGTGCCACCACCTTTTCCCGGCTTTTTCTTTGCCGCTTTCCGCTCTGCCGTTGTTGTCTGCCCAAGAGCCCACTGACGGGCACGATACAAACAGTCATCAAAACAACTCCCTTTTTTGGTTGACTGCGACATGCAGCGGTAATGTTCCAGCCCCTTTGCTACCCCCCCCTGAACCATCGACGGTGAGAAGCCTTCAGCTGTCAGAGCGGCTGTGATGTGCTTACGGATAAAATCAGTCGGGTTCACTGTAACCCTCCAGTTGGTGCCGAACCTTCCCCCGGTGATATTCTTGGTTTTCCACAACTAAGCACCGATGGAGGTTCGACATGAAGGTTCAAGCGGTAGGCATTTTTTGGTTCCGTGATGCACTTCAGTATCATGAGTACAAAAAGATCTTTACTGACGCTGACGTACTGGCCGACAGTTACACCGACTGGAAGCGTGATGCCGAAAAATTGATTAAGCGTATCGAGAGAAACGGTCAACGAGTTATCAAAGCTGAAGCTGAGACAGCCGAGTTCATCAGATGGTGTGTCGAGCACAACGTTGGAATCGACGCTGAAGGCCGTATGCAATTCGCATCCTTCAAAGCGCATCAGAAACTGGTTGGCGAAAGATAAGGTAACAGGGGCGATCATTATGATTGCCCCATCGACTGTTACAGTTATCTTCGTTTTGGTTGACTGCTGTGACATGTCGCACCCTTTTTATTTCGTTATAAGCCCTGGGTGGCTGTAGGGAATGTCCTCGTCAAGATGGCAAAGAATTGCAACATCTTCTGGAACTCCACGTGCCTCCCATTTTCCAACCGCCTGGCTACTCCTTGGCTTGCCCTTGCGAGGGAATCTTTTCCCGATCGCAGTGTTTGTTTTGAATTGCTGCTTGAGGATTTCAAACAAAGTCATATTCACTTTCCATTTGCGAAACTATTGTATCAATCTATACTAGCAAATAGAACCCAAAGTATCAAAACTAAATGTTACTTTCGTTTCTTTCAGGAGGGACTACTCATGAGTTCGTTAGCAGACCGTTTGATAAGCAGACGTGAATTGTTGGGTTTAACACAAGAAGCGCTCGCCAAGAGGGCCGGCGTTACGAGAGTGGCCATCAGCAAGGCTGAGCTGGGACTAACAAAAAATTTTAACAGTAATACTCTCTTCAAGATCTCGTCCGCACTTGGATGCGAACCAGAGTGGCTTTCGACAGGTAAGGGAACACAGGAGAAGCTGCCAAAAACCCCGCAGCAACAGAAGCCTGTTAGTGATGCGTCTTGGGTTAACAATGTTGCTGAGACCGTGCAGCCGCAGCGTAGATTTAGCTATCCGAAGTTGAATTGGGTTCAGGCCGGACAGTTTGCGCAATGTGGTGATAACTATAATATGTATGATATTGAAAATTGGATTTATTCTGTAAAATACGCTGGCGAGAGAGGTTTTTGGCTGGAGGTAAAGGGCGACTCAATGACCTCTCATACAGGCATTACCTTCCCTGAAGGGATGTCCATACTAATCGATCCGGAAAAAGAACCATACCCTAACTGCTATGTCATCGCACAAAAGAGAAGCAGTAAGGATGTCACATTTAAAAAATACGTAACCGACATGGGGTCTGGTTATCTGAAACCACTAAACCCCCAATACCCAATGATCCCCCTCGACGATGAATGCGAAATCATCGGTGTGGTGGTCGATGCGAGATGGGATATATTTTAATTAATAATCAAATAGATGCCGGGTTTTCCGGCTTTTTTTTGGCCTACATGCGAAAACAAAGTATCAAAAATGCTTGCACTCAAATGATACTTTAGTTACCTTTAATTCACCGATTAAACACGCACATGGTGAATATGAAGATGCTCACAGAAACCGAAAAGGTAATTTTATGTTCTGAAGGCTTGAGTAAACTTGGACATATTTTATCGATGCTATGTCAGGCTTTAAAAGATAGCAACTGTGATCCTGATGATATTGAAGGGTGTATTTGTATCGCATGGGACATTGTGAATTCAATGCAGCAAGCTATTAAAAGCGGAAATAAAGAGGTGGCAT